AAAAAAATAACTATAATTTAAACAACCAATGTTATTAACAATATAAACAATTAGATATGAATGCAAAAAACGTATTAAATAAGATTTTTAGTCTTTTATCATCAGATGAAGTTCTTTTTACTGATGCAAGAACAGCAGATGGAACAATTTTACAATCTCCTACATTTGATGTAGGCGAAGATGTTGAAGTAGTATCAGAAGATGGTACTAAAACTCCAGCACCAGATGGTGAGCACGAAATCGCATTAAGAGATTCAGAAGGTAAAGAAGTAATAATCAAAGTAATCACTAAAGACGGTAAAATCGTTGAAAGAGAAAACGTTGAATTAGAAGATGTTCCTGTTGAAGATATTCCTCAAGCAGGCGCAGCTGATAAAGTAAACGAAGTACCTACCGCAGAAGGTTCAGTAGAATCAGGCACAATGAAAATGGCTGAAGAAACTGATACTGCAGAAGCAATACCAGAAGATGAAATGCCAACTGAAACCGAAATGGGAAAAAGAATGGAGGATTTACAATATAGAATCCAAGAAATGGAAACTAAGATGGCTAAATTTGAAGAAACAATGTTTCCTCCAGTAGCATCTCAAGTAGTACAAGAAGAAGAAGGAATCAAAATGAGTGCAGAGCCGGATGAAGAAGAAGAAGAGTTACCTAAATTAGATGGTGCTCCAATCGAAGCAGGCCCATTAAAGTTCTCTTCAACAAAAAAGAATAGAGTAGTAGGTAAAGATTCACAATCATCTTTCCTATCTAAATTATATAACTAATTAATTAATCAATTTCAAAAAAGGAAAAGAAAATGAAACTTAAACAAAATTTCGCACTTCCTACTGTAACAAGTACAACCTACGCAGGTGAGGCAGCTTCAGGCTATATCGCAGCAGCGTTGTTATCGGCAGCAACATTGGATAACAAATATGTTACCATTATGCCAAATGTTAAGTACAAAAGTGTAATTCAAAAATTAGCTGTGAGTGGTATCGTACAAGATGCTTCTTGCGACTTCACAACTTCAGGTAGCGTTGCTATTACTGAACAAGTATTAACTCCAAAAGAATTACAAGTTAACTTACTTTTATGTAAGCAAGAATTTGTAGCATCTTGGGAGGCAATGCAATTAGGCTTCTCAGCATTTGATGAGATTCCTAAATCTTTCAATGATTTCTTGGTATCTTATGTAGGTGGACAAGTAGCAGAAGCTACTGAAACAGCTATATGGCAAGGAACGGCAACTAATGGTTCATTCATTGGTTTCCAAACAGCATTATCAGCATCAGTTGCTGCAGGTGGAGCAACATCAGTATTACCAGCAAGAAGCACAGGTGGTTCATCTACTATTCTTTCAGGTTCTAACGCAGTTGTAACTTCAGCTAACGTAGTATCTATCTTAGATTCAGTAGTTCAAACAATCCCAACAACTGTATATGGTAAGCCAGACTTATTAATATATGTTGGTACAAAAGTAGCAAAAGCATACCAAACTGCAATGTCAGGTAATGGCGCTTCTGGTTTAGGTGCTAATGGATTTAACAATCAAATGAATATCGGTGAGAAGCCTTACAACTTCCAAGGTATTGAATTGGTATTATGTCCAGGTTTAGGTGACAACAAAATCGTTGCAGCTCAAAAATCAAACTTATTCTTCGGAACAGGTTTACTTTCTGACTACAATGAAGTTAAGGTCTTAGACATGGCTAATATTGACGGCTCACAAAACTATCGTATCGTTATGAGATACACTGCCGGAACTCAATTCGGTATTGGTCAAGATATCGTTTACTTAGGAGCATACGCATAACAAATAATTAATATGGGGGTGGGAAATACTCACCCCTTTATTTACTAACAAATTAAAAACTTAAAGATATGGCTTGTAATTTATCAGCTGGAAGACAGGAAGTTTGTAAAGAATCAATTGGTGGTATCCAAGGGGTATACTTTATTAACTATGTAACTGGCTCTTTCACTAAAAACGGAAGCGGAGAACTAACAGCAGTTCCATCCGGCTCAACCCTTTATTTCTATAGTCTTAAAGGGACAAGTGCATATACTGAAACAGTAAATACATCTCGTGAAAATGGTACAACTTTCTTCTCACAAGAGTTAACTCTTAACTTGAAGAAATTGACTAACGAAATGACAACTCAATTGAAGTTAATGGCATATGGTAGACCTCAAATCATCGTATGGACAAACAACGGAGATGCATTATTAGTTGGACAACAGTTAGGTGCAGATTTAACTGCAGGTACAATTCAAACAGGAGCAGCATTGGGTGACCTTTATGGTTATTCAGCAACGTTCACTGGTATGGAACTATTGCCAGCAGCATTCTTATCAGGCAGCTCAACAACAAATGCATTGGGTGGTTTAACTTCAAACTACACAGTAGTTTACGGAAGCTAATTCAGTATAGCATAAAAATATTAAGGGGGACTCAATAGAGTTCCCTTTTTTTATGTCTAACTATTTCTAACAAATGTAGTGTTATTATTAGATAAGAACAAGATAAATACTATATAATGTTAGCATACTATATATCAGAAAGTAATTCATATACCGTTAGAACACAACCAACTGCTTCATCTCAATTTACAATGAGTATGCAGAATATGTATACTTTGGAAAATACTACAATGTCAATTAGCGGAGTTACCTATAATGGATACGAAAGTATGTTAGGGTTTACTGCAAGTATTAGTGGAGCAATAGTAGGTAGTGAATACCGATTAGAACTTTATAATTCAGGAGCAGTAAACTTAGATTTTAATACAGGCGGAAATTCAATATGGTATGGTTCATTGCAGGCATATAAATCATCATCCGCAGAAAAATCAGAATACGAAAACCAAATTCCACCAATAACATCAAGTGTTAGTGAGAACAAATATATCATAATGAAATAATATGAAACAAGAACAAAAATTCTCTATCGTTAATGTAAATAACAATCAGCTTCCTCTTATAACGGAAGATACTAAAACACGTTATAATTGGATTCCATTTGGTGTTTATGGACAGGATGATTTCTTTGATGCAGTTACAGTAACTTACAATGTATCAACAACTAATAGTGCCTGTATAGAAGGTATAGCTGATTTGATATTTGGTAAAGGATTGTATAGCAAGAATGAAGTATACGATAAGATTCTTCAAAAGATAATCCCACAGGAGGAAACTAAAAGAGTAACCTTTGATTTAAAGTTGTATGGTAATGCAGCATACCAAGTATATTGGAATGATGAACATACAAAGATAGTTAAAATGTTTCACATACCTGTTCAGTATTTAAGAGCAGAGAAAATTGGTTCTAATCCTAAAGTTGAGAACTATTTCTATTGTACTGATTGGAATGACCAAAGAAAGATTAAAGATAAAAAGAGAATACCTGCGTTTGAAACATCAAATGAGAAATATGAAATCCTTTACATAAAGAACTACTCACCGGGTTTATATTACTACTCCTTACCTGATTGGGTAGCAGCAATGCAATTCGCAATGAGTGAAGGTGAAATTAGTAACTTACACATAAACAATATTACAAATGGTTTCTTACCTGCAGTAATGTTAAACTTCAATAATGGAATTCCAGCACCTGAAGAAAGAGAAACGATTGAAGATTTAGTTCAAGCTAAATTTACAGGTACGGATAATGCAGGAAGGTTTATGTTATCATTTAATGATGACCCTGCTACTAAACCAACTATTGATGTAATTAATATTGAAAACTTACATGAGAAATACCAATATGTTGCAGATTATACACAAGATAGAATACTGGTTGCTCATAGAGTTACCTCTCCATTATTATTTGGTATCAGAACTGCTAACAATGGTTTTAGTTCTCAATCAGAAGAGATGAAAACAGCATTCTCTATTATGCAAACAATGACAATATCTCCATTCCAAAATCTAATTCTAAACTCATTAGATTACGCTTTGAGTTCTGGTGGATATGATGAAATGGAATTATTCTTTGAACAATTAACTCCATTAGTAATCTTATCACAAACTGCTGAAGAGACTGGTAAGAGTGTAGCGCAAGTAGAAGATGAAACTAATAAATCATTAGAGAATCCTGCAACGCAAGAAGCACCGCAAGACCAATCAACATCTGATGCTATTTTAGAATCAGAACCAAAACCAAATGTAAGTTTTGTTAGAACTTCACAGGCATTTTTCAACAAAGAATACGAAACATATAACGATTAATTATGGCATACGCACTTTTTATAAACAGAAACGATATCATTAAGAACACTCCATTACAGGGTGCTATTGATGCAGATGCTCTTTTACCATTCGTAAGAACGGCACAAGATAAGTACTTAAAGAACTTATTAGGAACAATCCTATTCGAATATCTTCAAGCACAAATTGTTGCTAATACTGTTAGTAGTTTATCATCTTATTATCAAGACCTTTTAGATGATTATATTAAGAACTCTTTAATATGGTATTCTTGTGTAGAATATATACCATTTTCATCGGTTCAGTTTAAATCCAATGGAGCAGTTAAACAACAATCAGAGCAAGGAATTGCACCAACTAGAGGAGAAATAGATTATTTAAAAGCACAGGCACAACAAAATGCTGACTATTATGCATTAAGATTACAAAACTATCTTATTTCATATTCTCAAAACATACCTCAATACTTACAATCAATCGGTAATCAAACTCAAATTTATCCTGACCAAAGTAATCAATACTTCGGCGGTATACAATTGTAAACAAATATATGGCAGTATCTTTAGTTAATAATACAGGTACAAATTATTCTTTGTACTACAATGTACTTAATTATTTTAAAACAATAATGAGTAATCATCCGTCTATTGAGGCGGTTGCATTAGGTGATGCAGGTGATTTAGATACGGACCAGTTTACTTTTTATCCAATTGGTAATGTAAACATTATAGAAGCTAAATGGGGAGAGACTGTTTCTAGTTATCAGATTGAATTAACAATTGCTGATAAGGTTAAGAATAAAAACAATGAATCAGAACCTGCTACAAATGCACAAACTATTTCATTTTTTAAAGTGGATGATGTTGTTGATATACAGGCAAATACATTAAGTATTTTAAATGATTTAACTTCATATACACAAAGAGGAATTCAAGGATTTGATATTGATGGCGAAATTGTATGTACACCATTTTCTGATAGATTTAATAACGGATTAGCAGGATGGGTTGCAGTATTTACTTTAACAACTCACAATGATAGAAATCGTTGTCTATTTGAATTGATGTAATATGGGAACTGCAATCCAAAATAAACTTAATACAAACTATACATTATACTATAATGTATTAAACTATTTCAAAACGATTATGAGCAATCACCCAACGGTGGAAGTTGCTTCATATGGCTCTTTGGAAGAAATGGATTTAAATCAATTTCCAGCATATCCGGTTGCAAACATTGATATATTAGATACAAACTTTGGTATTAGTACTACTAACTTTACAATTCAGTTGACTGTAGTTGATAAAGTTAAGAATAAGAATAACGAATCATTGGCTAGTACTAATGAACAAACTATACCTTACTATAAGACTGATGATACAGTCGATATACATACTAACACTCTCGCAGTAATAAACGATTTAACTTCATATACACAAAGGGGGGTGTCAGGGTTTGAGATAAACGATGATATTGTTTGTGAACCTTTTAATGATAGGTTCAACAATGGGTTAGCAGGTTGGCAATCCACCTTCACACTCACTACCCACAACGATAAGAATCGCTGTCTTTTTTTTTTAATTAATCCATCTGGTAGCGGATATATAATTTCTGATTGTATAACCGGTGATGAATATAAAGCAGTACTTAATGGTAGCGGTAGTATTGGACAGGTATTCTCTGCTCCTTATGTATTTCCAAATGCTGAAAGCGTTACTACTTCTTATGGAATCAATTGTTATACTATTGTAAATACATTCGAAAATAGCGATGAGTTTAATTTGGTAGGATTACCAATTTTACAATTTCCCTTTTCAGATTTTGGTGATTGTCCTAATTGTTTAAGATGGATTGAACCACAAGTTTGGGGAACAACGTTTATGAGTTGGAATTTACAACCTAACACCGCATATAAGGTTTGGTCAAAAGCATAAAATAAAAATAAATGGGAAGTTTAAGTAATTTATACATATCGGCGAGTTATACATCATTAGCACACTTAGGAACTGATAATGCATTGTCAATAGGTACAATGACTTTATTACAAGATGGTATTGGACAATCTTTGAATATTTCTTTTGATGGAACTAATATAAGTTCATCAGGAAATATATACGGAGCTAATATAACAGGCTCTCAGGTTAACACAGGTTCGCTTGTGACTACATCTTCTTTTAATTCCTATACATCATCAACCAATGCAAGATTAAGTTCAATAGAGACAACTACTGCTAGTTTAAATATTTCAGTAACTAATATAAACTCATTTACATCTTCTCAAAATACAAAGAATACAACTCTCTCAACTTATACTGCAAGTGTAAATACAAAGTTTGATGCCGTTGGTGGAAGCACTGCTTCTTTAAACGCATTTACAGCTTCTCAACAATCATTTAATGCAAGTGCAACTGCTTCTATTTTAGAGTTGTTAAATTTATCATCTTCTTTAAGTGGAGGATTTGTAACTGAAGGTGAATTGGCTGCAGCAACTGGAAGTTTAATTAATCAAATTAATACAAAATTAAACACTTCATCTTTTAATGCATATACTCAAAGTAATGATAATAAAGTAAATAGTTTAATTAATGCTACTTCTTCATATGCAATTAGTAGTTCAGTAGCATTGGTTGATTATAACCAACAACAACAAATTAATTCGTTGATTGCGGTAACCGCCTCCTTCTTAACTTCTTCAGCTGATATAAGTTCCTTAAATGCTTTTACTGCTTCACAGGAGACAAAGAATAGTACCCTAGCGAGCGTAACTGCATCATTCAGTAGTTCTATAAACCAATTAAATGCAAGTTCTGCTTCTCAACAAATTAGTATCAATGCATTAAATACAAATAGTGCAAGTGTAAATACTTCTATATCTGCATTAAATACTTTTACTGCATCACAATCAACTGCATCATTAGTAACATCAATAACTAACTTAAATACATTTACTTCAAGTCAGTTAACAATCAATAGTGCAATAGGAGCATCAACTGCTTCTTTAAATACTTTTAGTTCAAGTGTATTAACTCAATTAAATACTTTAGCAAATGTAACTTCATCTTTAATATCAAAGACGGGTTCATACGCAACAACAGGCAGCAATAACTTTATTGGTGACCAAACTATCACAGGTAATATAACTGCATTCTCTGCATCATTTACTTACTTACAAACAATATTTGAAAGTTCATCTATAATCTATTCATCTGGCTCTAACCAATTTGGTGATGAGTTAACAGATGTACAAACACTAAGCGGTAGTGTTAAAGTACAAGGTTCTTTGACTGTAAATGGTACGCCTGTATTAACTTCATCGGTTGATATAAGTGGATTAGTAACAACTGCTTCTTTTAACGCATATACTTCATCTAATAACCAAAGAGTTAGTTCATTAGAATCTAATTCAGCGAGTGTTAATATTAGTATTTCAAATATAAATTCAACTACTGCATCTTTGAATAGTTCAGTAAGTAATTTAAATCAATTCACTGCATCTC